CCCCCTTCCGGAGACCCTGCAAACCTCAAGCCCAAGATTAACACCGAAAGATGGAACGCTCCTCCGAAGAGGGAGGAGAGGGATGATACCCCCGGAGTAGCCATGTCCCCCATGGCGGGTTACGGAAAAGACCCCAAGCTGGGGCTTAGCAACTTTCACCGGGTCGACAGACCCAGGTCGCTGGATGATTTGTGATGTGGGATCTGGCTACGATCAAGAAATTGAATAGCGACGCGGAGATTCTCAAACGAATCGAACGCGCTCGCCGGATTAACCGAGTTAGAAAAATTGTAAAAGATGACCGACCGAAAGCATAAAGCCGGAGATCCGCGCCCTGGAGCCTTTGACCCCGAAGGCGAGGATTATGATTACAGAACGGCTCGGAAGTCTGGCTTGAAGGCAGATGCTGGGGGGCATTGGCCCTCCAGAGAGCCTAAGTCGGGCCGACTCTTAAAAGGGCGCAAGCATCCTACTTTTCAGAAAGGCGTGGATGCCGACGCAAAGATGGGGTACGCCCTCGAAAAACGAGCGGACGGAAGATACTACACAACCAAGCGTAAGAATCCAGGAACTGGTAACCACCCCCGAAATAAATGACCGAAAAAGAGCAACAGCTCCAAGACCTCATAAGAATCGACCCGGAGGTGTGGTTCAGCACTTTTGCGGTCATCAAGGACAAACGGGGCAAGGATATCAAACCCGCACCCAATACTTTGCAGAAGCGCATGTTCGCGCACTACCGCAAATGCCAAATAGAAGGCAAACCATGCAAAATGATCATCCTGAAACCCCGTCAGAAGGGGGCGAGCACATGCGCTCAAGCCCTGACATACCACCACATGAGGAAGCACGAGAACCTCAGCGGGAGCCTGATGGGGGACATAGCGGGAACGTCGGACAAAGTTTTCGAGATATACAGGAGATATGCGGAAAACGACGCGTTCCCATGGAACGATTTCGGAACAAACCTCGAGGACGGTGGAAGTCTCGCCGACGAGATCAGGCTAGTCAGCAAAAGCGTTTACGGAAAAGAGACCGCAGGATCCAAAAATGCCGGTCGAAGCGGGACAATTCAGGTCGGTAACATGACCGAGGTCGCTTTTTGGCCTCTGGGTGGTGAGAGAGACCCCGCATTGGGGTATTTGCAGTCTTTGTACGATGGGGACAATGTCTCGCTCGTAGTGGCCGATTCGACGCCAAACGGTCCCGCCGGGTGGTTTTACAGGACTTGGGTGCAGGATAACGAGTGGGCGAAGATATTTGCCGCTTGGTTCGAGTTCGACGACTCCGAAGTTCCGTTCAAATCTAAAGTTGAACTTCAGAATTTCAAGGATTCTTTGACCGACGACGAGAAATCCGAGATGGAACGATTCGACGTCACCTGGGAAAACATGCATTGGAGACGCCGTACGCTCCAAGACAAGTGTAATGGTGACGTAAGCAAGTTTAGGCAGGAGTACCCGAGCGATCCCGAGGAATGTTTCCTCATGTCATCCCGCCCGAGATTCCATATCGACGTCTTGAAGGAGATGTCAGACGCGGCCGAGAACCAAAGTTTCGTTACAGGCACTCTTTCCTTGCAGGAGAACAAGACCGTCAACTTCCACAGGGACAAGGGTGGGGGTTGGAAGATCTACGACGAGCCCGAGCACGACTCGAAATACATCATCGGGGTCGATACCTGCACTGGAGAAGACCAACAAATGCAAGGATTGGCCGCCGATCCCGATTATCACTCCGTGCAGGTCTGGAAAGCCCCGTATGAGGACTGGAATGGGGATTGGCACGTAGCTCGCATGGTTGCCGTCCACCATTCGCGGGTGGACATAGGCATCCTTGCCGAGGAGATTCAGGCCGCCGCCGCCTGGTACGGGGGTGCTTTCGTAGTCCCCGAGGTCAATAACAGCGGTTTGGCCATCGTTAAGTACCTTTTGGAGGCCGGTGTCCACGTATACCAGCGGAGAAAGGTCAATAATTCGACGGGCATGGTCGAGAAGTTCTTCGGTTGGCAGACCGACAAGATCACCAGAAAGACTCTGATCGACCATATGGCTGCCGAATTAATGGATCGGAACTTCGATATTCCCGATGTCGACATTTTACACGAAATGAAGGTCTTCGTTGTTGACGAAAAGGGCAAGCCCACGGCTGCCCCCGGTCACCATGACGACCACGTTTTGGCGGCCGCTCTATGTTTATACAACATGGAATCCGCATCAACTTTCAGATCACCAAAGAAAAAGAAAATAACAAACAGAATGCTCAGAAAGAACCCTTCTTTCATGTGCCCGGATGGTTTCGTTCGCGCGCATCCGTCCAATTACAAGCGGTTGAGCAAATAACTGTAAAGTAGGAGAATACGGATCATGGCAATCCAAGCATTATTTTATCCGCCCTTCTGGGCAGGCGTCGGAAAATTCGGAACTTGGCTCTTCACGACAAAGGCAGGTTTAGCAACCACCGCCGTAGGTGGGTTAACGTTAAACCATCTATTCCACGATGACGAGGAGCTAGCCGAGGCGGTTATTAAGAACCCCGAAGATGCAGCGAAATTTTTTGAAGCAAAGGGTTTGGCTATGCCAACTCCCGAGCAAATCGCCAATTCTCCGCTAGGCGCCGATTTCCAAGCTCAAATGACCGCGTTAAGCAAAGCCCAGAGCGATGCGCAAGTAGCCTCGATTGCCCAACAGCTGGAAGCCAACCAGATCAAGATTGACAAAGCCAAAAGAGCTGACGAAAGGGACTCAATGGTCAGCCCTGAAGAGCGGGCTGCACTTCAGAATCCAAATGATCCTGATTCCAGACAGCTTCTTAAGAATATCCACGCTGACCGCATGGAGAAGGGTGAGCTCGATCGCCATAACAAACAGCATGAAATGCGGGCTAAAATTCTTTACGACCGCAGATACGGTCGAGGAAGCTTTGACAATTTGCAAGGCCAAGCTCGCTTGGACGCCATGAACGCGTACAAACCAGCCACAGCCTCCCCAGGGGGTCAAATGAGCCACGGTCAGCAGGCGACTCGAGGCATAAAAACCGCCAGGAGCAACCAAGTAAACCGGCATCTTGCCAGCCAAGCCCGAACTCGTAGCTTGGACGACCCATCTTACCCCGTCCGAACATGGGACGAGGAGACGGATGATTATAATGACAACGGCATACGTGACGGAGCCGAGCCCGGATTTGACCCCGCCGAGCATGACCCCAAGCACCCCCGCCATACCAAGTACAAAGAACAAAAGAGCCTCGAGCAACCGGGCGCAATAGGGGCCCGACGAGGCCAAACATGGAGAGCGGAGAATGCAGAAAACTTAGGACTCACCCCCACGCCAAAACCCCAAACTCTCGAAAAACCAGCCCCCGCCAAAAAAGAGGAAAAGATTCCATATCAGAAACCCGGCAATCAAGGCACAGGCTACCAAGGCCCCACAGGCGAGGGAGGCCCGTCCGGTAGAAAAGGTGAAGAGCTTAGACCATGGGTTAAGGATTTATTCGGCATAAAAGACGAGCCAGACCCAGGGTCAACTGGTGGGAAGATTACACCAAAACCACCAAGCAAACCTAAAAATGCCGACGGGTTTACTATAGACAATGGTCTTCAACAAATGAATGAGGGGGCGAATACCAGCAACCCCAATATTCATATCCCGGATATGCCCGAGACCACCTTGCCCGACGATTTCGAAAGACATACGGGTATGACACCTCAAGAGCGTCTACACTCACTTAGACCCACCAATTGGAAACACAAATACCCCAATAGATTCAACCAAGACAATAAGCCTTTTAAAGAAGCTTTAGGTGATTATGAAGCAAGTCTTGAGAATTACTATAGGCAGAACCACATGCCCTCCATTGCCGCGGCAGACGGGAAGATAACCCCAAGAGAGCAAAGGCAGCTTGCAGAGTGGGCCAAGTACTCGAAGCAAGATGATTTCTACGGGAAAGAATGGATCGATCGAATGCTCGCCAATGGTATGTCTCCCGACGATATTATAAAAAGGATGGTGAGGGAGACCGGAAACACCGGTCCGGGGACGTCTCTTAGGGGTGGCCAGATAATACAGCCAAACCCCAAACAGACCCGAACCGTCTCAGTTATGGAGGGTGACGACGATTCTTACGGCCCCGACATAATGAATACAGTGCAGTCTCGCCAAGGACATCGGGTACAATACCCCCAAAAGAACCGCGGAAACATCCTTCACCCCAACACCTTGCGCAACAAGGCAAAAAGGATCCAAGATAAGGACGGAAATTGGATTGACGCCACTAAAGAGATCACTACCGGCGTA